ACACGACGCTCTTCCGATCTGCCAAACGTATCTTTGGCAAAGTGCTAAGAAAAGCACGAAAGAGGTGAAGAGATTCCAGTTACAACCAAGTATGGCAAAGAAAATGCTTGCATAGTTTTTAATCTGATAGCCGAAAAAAGTGGCTTTTACTACTATTCCATCGTCAGAGCAGATGGTTTCAATGTTCAAGAGTGGGCGAAGCAAAGAGCGGAACGCAGAAGAGGGTGGGCAACTTCGTCAATGCAAAAGATCCGTGAGTATTTCGATAAATCTAACAAAGACCGGGATTTACTTTCACTTGGAGAGCCTATAAAAGTTGGGCATCATAGTGAATGCAAGCATAGGAAAGCGATAGAAGATGCTTGGAACAATATGGGTAATTCAGTGACAAGGCTAATGAACATGAAAGAATAGATAACTCGCTAATTCGTAACCTATTACTACAATAAATAGGTAATCACCATTCATTACCAATCACTTATACTTTTTTAGTAACATCAGTGGACAAATATAAAATAATAAATTAAAATTATTAACTTTGCATTACATGTCAAGTGGCATGTAGCTAATCGGACGAAAAGACATGAGGTTATCAATAAAACAGGAAAATTTTTGTAATTACTACATTGAATGTGGGAACGCATCCGAATCTTATAGTCGTGCGTATTCTTGTAAGAATATGAAAGACAACACTGTTAATCGGAAAGCGATTGAACTGTTAAATAACGGCATGATTACGGCAAGGGTCAAAGAATTGCAATTAGAACAAAAGGAGAAGTCAGATATAACTAAAGAGCGTATCTTACAGGAATTATCCGGTATTGCATTTTCTACCATCGCCGATATGCATAATACTTGGATTGAACGTAAGGAATTTGACCGGCTTTCTAAGAAAGAAAAATCATCAATAAAAAGTATTTCTACAAAAGTGCTTAAAAAGAATATCGGCACAAGAGATGAGCCGGAAATAGTGGATGTTGAGTATGTGAAGATAGAGTTGTACGATAAAATAAAAGCTATTGAGCGTATCTGCAAGATGCTTGGTTTTGATTCACCGACAGAAGTGAATATCAACAAGGACAGTGAGGATATGTCCCGTGAAGATATGTTGGATGAATTAGAACGTCTGGAAAAATTGCGTGAGGAATAATGAGATTAACTGATGCACAGGTAAAAAGAAAGCTTGAGTTGGAGCGTCTGCTATTGAAAATGGATGCTCCCAATATGTTTTATAAATTTATTCCGTATATCAATGCGTCATATACCAGTATGTGGTTCCACAAGGTTATTGCTGATCATTGCCAAATGCTTTTTGATGGTAAAATCAAGAATTTAATGGTATTCATGCCGCCACAAAATGGGAAATCTGAAATTGTATCTCGTAATTTCCCAGCGTTTGCTTTAGGCTGTAATCCTGATCTTAAAATTGTCGGTACATCGTATAGTGCTAATCTTGCAGAACAATTCTCGCGTTCTATTCAGCGTATTATAGATAGCAAGTAGTATCAAGCTATATTCCCCAATACTTATCTTAATGGAAGTAATGTCAGGACGGATGTAAAAGGTTATTTGCGCAATGTGGATATATTTGAGACGGTGGGGCATAAAGGTTTTTATAAGGCGGTTGGTGTCGGTGGTTCTTTGACGGGAACGCCAGTGGATATAGCCATTATTGATGACCCGGTAAAGGATGCAATGGAAGCCTATTCTGTTACTTACAGAGAGCGCGTGTGGGATTGGTATACTTCAGTGTTGCTTACACGTCTTCATAATGAAAGCAAACAGCTTTTTATTATGACGAGATGGCATGACGATGACCTTGCCGTACGCATATTGAAGAAGGAACCTGACAAATGGACTGTATTGTCTGTTCCTGCTATACGCGAGACACTTGAGGATGGGAATGATTTTGACCCTCGCAAGGTAGGCGAGGCATTGTGGCCGCAACGTCATTCTTTGGAAAGGCTTCTTGACGCACAAAAACGTTCGCCAAGATTCTTTTCTGCGTTATACCAGCAGCATCCCACCGTTGAAGGAGGTAATATTATCAAGGAAGCGTGGTTTGGTCATATTTCTGCTTTTGACTTTAAGAAAAAGCTTAAATATGAGCCTATAATCTTTTTTGTCGATACGGCTTATACGGAAAAAACGAGCAACGATCCGACTGGCATACTCGGTTCCTGCATGATTGGTAATGATATATATATTGTGTGTGGAAAGAAGGTGAATATGAAGTTCCCTGAATTGTGCCGTTTTCTTCCTTCCTATGTACGTGACAATGGATATGGAAGTGATAGTACGGTAAGGATTGAACCGAAAGCAAATGGTCTTTCCGTAATAGACCAATTACGCGAAACAACCAACCTGAGTGTTGTTGCAACTTCTTCACCAAAAGACAGCAAAGAAACAAGGTTAAACGCTGCCTCTCCTTTTGTTGAGAGTGGACGTGTGTATCTTGTGGATGGAGATTGGAATGAAATGTTTATTGATGAGGTGTGCGGTTTTCCTGCAAAACCTCATGATGAGTTTGTGGATTTGCTTTGCTACTCGATAGATTATCATCACAGAAGCTTTAATGAATTGAGTGACGAGGAGATTCTAAGGGATTTTCTTTGATTATATGAAAGAAGTGACTCTAAATACGTCACTTCTTTAAATTAAATTCCTATATTTGCATCGTGAAAACAATAAGACTGGTCGAGTGAAGCCCTCCGGAAACAAGATATTAATGTAAAGTGTCTATTTAATGCTACGGGGCTTCACAATATGCGTGGCAAAGGATAGGCACTTTATTTTTTATCTGCGTGAAGAGGCGCAGTACATTATGAAAAATAATCATTCATATGCGAGTATTCGCAATTTACTGCCGAAAACATTTGCTGTTGTGAAAAGTATTAGTACCTTTGCGGTGCGACAACTTTATTTACATAACAGCTATGTGGATTTTTTATATCCATACGGCATACTTTTTAATAATATATTGGAGAAGTTACACTCGTGTCTTTATTCGCCGCATAGCAGTAAAGAGGTTGTCGCAGACTTAGGGTGTACTTCTCCTTTTTTTGTAAACAAATAATTTCATTTCATGCGACAACCAAATGAAATCTATTTGAACGGGAATAATAGTACCGTACAAATTGCGTCAGCTCACGAGACGAGCAAGACTTTCTCCTATAATGGGAACGATGTCCTTTTTGACATCAAAGATGATGTTATGGTTAACGCCACACAGCTTGCTAAAATCTATGGAAAGCGCCCTGCTGAATATTTGAGATTGCCAGATACGGTAAAATTGATTAATGCAATTACAAGAAAATATGGTATTTCTGAAAATCAATTAGTTGTAACATCAAAAGGTGGGAATATTAGCGATATGGGAAAATCCCACATCGTTGATAATCAACAAGGTACTTGGATGCACAGATTAATAGTAGTTGATTTCTGTCAATGGTTAGACATTGATTTGAAACTATGGTGTACCGAGAAGCTTGACGAGTTAATGAGATACGGTATGACCGCCACGCAGCCAACGCTTGAGCAGATGATTAACAACCCTGACCTTGTTATAAGTCTTGCCACACAACTAAAGAGCGAACGTGAGGAGAAGCAACGATTGGCATTGGAAGTGCAGAAAAAGGAACAGGAGAAGCTGTCTATCATAGAGGAAACAAAGCCAGCCGTAGTATTCACGGAATGTGTAACAAGCTCGTCTACCAATATTCTCATAGGAGATCTTGCGAAACTTATCACTCAAAACGGATATAAGATTGTAGAAATAAGGCTTTATGAATGGATGGTAGAGAACAAGTACCTTATCAGAAAGCAGCGATACAGCAAGTCGAAGAATAAATACGTAAATGACTATATGCCCACACAGAGGACGTCAGAAATGGGATTGTTCTTTGTGAAAGAAAGACCGATAGTGTCGGGTGGAAGTCCCATTTTTATAAAACATACCTGTTACGTTACAGGTAAAGGCCAGGTGTATTTTCTGAATAAGTTTAAATCTTTAATGGCTGCATGATCATGGAAATAAAAATGAATAATAGCTTAACATTTGATGAAGTAGCAGATAAGTTGGGATGTTCAGTGGAGGAACTTTAAAAATTGGCTTTAGAAAATGGCTTGATTGACGAGAATGGAAATCCTACCGAAATGGCCAATAAGAGAGGGACTTCTTCTGATGGAAGTTGGCGAAATACAGTGAGTTGACATATAAATGCGTAAGACGCTGTGATAAACTAGCACAGCGTCTTTTGTATGTCACATTAATTTATAATTGCTTATTTATCAATTGTTCGACTTTCTTAAGCCTCTCGGCGTATTTTTTCTCTTTCGGGAATGTAGATATGGCTTTTTTAATAATACGCAGTTCGTTCACGTAATCCTTTTGTTTTCTATATAATATCATAAGTCTGTCATAAGAATGTGTTGCGTCACAATCTTCGTAAGAAATGTTTTGCTCATATGTTTTGATAGCCTCTTGAATTTCTCCACGTTTTTCAAGTTCAATGCCCTTGTTGTTTAGCATCGCTATACGATGTATGGAACGTTCTTGTTTCATGTATGCAGAACGTCTTTCTTCCATGGCATCCAACTTGGATTTCTTTATGTCTATATATTCGTCTATACCATTATACTCCCAAAATAAATCACCCATAACAGCCCCTTTGAAATATCGTTTATGTAGGTAGCTCCATTTCACACGTACATATCCATCCCCCAAGTCTATAATAGAGCCTTTCCCGTATTTGGATATAGTTTCCTCTTCTAACTCCTTAGCTTTTCGCTCCTTGTCTTTTATCTGTTGTATTGATGTATTTATGGGTATGTTGAAATCGTACCCATTTACTGTTGATTTATATTCTCCTACAATATCTCCGTTATCATAAACATCTACGTCTATTCCTTTAACTGATACATGCTGTGGTTCCAGTTTATTTGTACGCTTCATGGCTTCTTCATACTCATTACGAATGACAGAACGTGCTTGCTTAAGCGTCATATTATTCAGTATTATTGTATCGGGAAGCTGATTTATGTAGCTTATTATTGCATTATAACTTTTAATGACATCATTTTTGTTTGATGCGTTATCCATGTCACGCAGGCATTGATTGATTAATCGAACTTTATATTCGTAAAGATCGGATTTTGTATTGCTGTCTTTGCTGCTAATTCGGCATAAGGCTATTATCAATACTATCGTGGAAGCAATGATGATTATTATTGCCATATTAGGTTCACAATTTATCAGCTAACTTTTTAATATCTTCCTTACTCGTAACCTTGTGGATGGTTCCGTCTAATTCGATGTAGCCGTTTATACTGGTCGGTTCCTCGAATAACTCGGTTATTCTCACATTTAAGGCGCTGGCGATTTTTTCTAAAGTATCTTTAGTAGGATTACCATTAATTGCCTTAGATAGCCCCACTGCTGACAATCCTATTCTTTCTGCTAACTCTTTTTGAGTTATTCCTGCTTGTTTGCAGATATCCAATATCCGTAGTTTCATAATTATACTTATAGTTTATTTCTCGCAAAGATATAAAATTATAGTGTTAGTTGCTATTTTGGGGATGAAAATATACTATATGTGTATTGAATTAACCTTTATTAATTATATAACGCTTGCTTGTATTATAATTATAGTTATATTTGCATCGTGGTAATAAAACTAAATGTTTAACAATTGGCGCATATAATATGAAACGTTACGATTTAAGCAAGATAATGAGAAGAGCACACCAGTTATTCATTAACGTTCGTGCAAAGTACCCGACATTTTCTGATGCACTCCGTAAATCTTGGAACATGGCAAAGTTTGAGGTTAAGGTAGCTGAAACACGCCAAGCAATCGAAGCGGAAGAAAAAGCTCGTGAAGCGAAGGAACGCGAAGAAAGGGAACAGGCTGCTGTTAATTCAGTTCTTCTTCATGCACAACTGGAAGCCGACCGGATCAGACGTGAAGCGGAAGCCAAAGCACAACGTATGAGAGAAGAAATGGCAGCACGTAAAGAAGGTATAGCTTATAACGAATATCAAGAACGTATCAGCCGTGCTATGGGTTACGGAATTGGTGCTTATTGTGGAGATTAAAATTATGATAGAAATAATAATCATATTCGTTTGTCTCTTTTTAGGGTATTTTCTTTTTAAGAAAAAGGGAGACTCTCTTTTTTACAAAGACTAACTTAGGAGGATTATTAATCCGATGGATATAGATAATTTGTCCATCATAAAAGATATTACATTATGAAACAGTTTCAGTTAACTATTAATGAAGAACTTGCAGGCTTATTACGGTCTGCTACAGAGTTGAATAGCCTGCTTAACAGCTATGTACAATAGCATTTCAAAGGCTTGGATTATCAGGACTGGCAAGAATATCCAGCAAAGCAGTTTGCAGAAATGCAGAATAGTACACTAGACATGATGTCGGACTTATCCGATATTATCGGCTACGATATTGCGCAACAGGTAAACGCAGAAGTTAAGAAGGAGGCGAAAGTATGAAGACAATCAGAGTAACAGACGCCGCCGCTCAGTTTATCAAACAGTTACGGGAAGAAGGAATAGAGGAAAGGAAAGTTTTCCTTTGTGATGCTTATTCAAAAGCAGTGGAACATGCGTTGGCAGATCGG